GGTGCAAAAGTTCTCATTTTAGGTTCAAGTCTTTTACCTTGAATCCATTCGTCTTTATTACCTGTTGATTTTAGTTTGTCAGCAAATTCAGCTACTGGGTCTGGTCTTCCAAATGAAAGAGGTGAAAGGTAAGTTTTATTATTACCTAAGTTATAATGAAAGAATAACTCAATGAATGGGTTATCTTTATTATGTTTGTAAGGGACAATACGAACAACTTGTTTACCTGGTTCAGGTTTCCAAAAGTTATCTTTGGTGTTTGAAGTTGATTGTAATGTTGCGAGTTTGGATTTTATAGCATCTATATCCATTTGTATTTCTCCTATGTGTTTTATCGTTTATCGTTTATTAGTTATGGTTTTTATGAAACCATATAACCTATTTAATTCTATCTCTATAATATATATCAAAAATGCAATATAAGTCAAGCTTTTTTTTTATTTATTTTCAATTTTTTCAATTTTAAATATTCTTGTATTGATTTTATTCAATCCTTCTGAATTTGTTACCATTAACATATTCTTAAAGTTTTCCCAGGGTATCATAAATTTTGCATCCATAACACCATTGTTTAAATTCTTTATACATTCGTTCAATGCGTTTATTGTATATAATGTATTGGAGTGTTTTTTTCTATGTAGGGAAATCGTTCCCTCTACTTTATTATAGTCTACACCACCTTGTGTATCAACATTATATGTACAGATTAATTCATTCACATTGTTTTCATTTTGTAATACATATACTTTATTAAATACAATCGTATACGCATTTGTGATTTTCTCAATTGTTTCATCAAGATTATCTTTTGTTGTGAATGATGCTAATAATTGTGATTTCATTTAAGTTGCCACATCCCTTCCACCAGTCGGAGATGGTGTTGTCACCCCTACATCGGCCGGTATTGGTTCTTGGTCTCCATACACTTCATTAGATGCCTGTTTAATTCTTTTAGCAAAGTTTTTATCTAACACCATATCAAACTTATGTGACCCAACATATCCTCTACCTGCTTCTCTTACATTAATTGTTGAAATAGGTACTGTTACATCTCGTCCTTTCACCTTTCCAACATATTGTATTACAGGTGGTTCTGAATCAGCATCCACAATTAAATTTTCAGAGATTTCATTCCAATCACTTGTTCCAAAAACAACTTGTAAAGTTTTATCCGTAAGAGCAGTATCTGCTAATATTATATCTTCTTGGCCATCTGCTACAGTTTTAAGTGGTAGTTTTTCTTGAACTGATTTTAAAACCGCACCTTTAGCTTCTTCATCTGTTCCTACATGAGTTAATAATTGACGAGCATAATCTTTACTCAATTCCTCTTGCCCTTTTACAAACTCATCCGCAGTGTCATCACCAAATTTAGCTTGTAATCTAGCTAATACTAACAATGGCTTTAATGTCTCTTTTTTAGCTCCTGTAAATTTTTGTTTTTTCTCACCAGCTTGTCTAATACTACCAACATAGTTTCTATCAATTGTTAAATTTTCATCTGAAAGTAAATCCTCTTGTGCATTTTGTATCATTTGTTTGAAACCACTAATTATTTTAGTTTGATTATTTTTACTATTAGGTGACATTTCCTTAGCAATCTCTTTGAGTTTATTTTCATAATCTGAATCAGTTGTATCTAAATTATTTATAAATTCTACAATGTTGTTTTGATTTACTTGATAATAATTATCATTATTAGCAACTTGATTATCAGAGTAAGTATTTGGTTGTAAATGTAATGGTAATTCATGCTTACCCTCAAATGTTGAACCAACACCACCATTATGTAAATTAGCTGTTAGTCCTTGTTTTAAAGATATTTCAGCAAAAACGCTGTCTCCCTCAGGAGTTTTTAATTTAAAAAATATATCTGTGCTGGCTCCTTTGTCATCATAGTTCATTCCTAAACTTTGAACTTCATCTTTTATATCCCAAGAACCTGCTTCAAGTTCATAATCATTACCAAATCTATCTCTAAACAATCTTAGAATAGCACTTCTGTTTTGTTTAGCAGCCTTAACCCATTTTGAACCAACATGTGTTTCCTCACCAGCCGCATCAACCTCTCCAAGATGTTCTTCAATACCAGCAAAAAACTCTTGAGCTTCTTTACCTCTTAAAGTGGTTGACATCATTGTCATTAATTCACCAATGTTAGCTTCAAGATTACCCATTCCAGCACCATCTACACCATAATAATTAGTCGTTTCCGTTCCTACATCTGTATTTCTTTTTGTATTTAACATTCTCTCTAATAATTGAGTATATTTTTTTGGTATCTTTGGATTGTTTTTTATACTGTCTGGAATGACATAAGTAGAAGTTGTTTTGGTTTTGTTATTTAAATTTTTATTTCTATATTGTTCATCAGTTGTAGTTAAAGGTTCACTATATGTTTTTCCAAATTTTTTATTTCTTTCAACATCAGTTGGTGTTTGTGGTTCTGTACCTTTATCATCTTTTTCTTTTTTATCTTTACTACTTTTACCAGTAACAGCTTTCTCTGTATCGAAGTCATCTCCTGATAATTTTCCAGTATCGGTTTCAGGTGCTGGAGTATCATCAGTTTTGTCAATTGGTACAAGATTTCCTTTTCCATCATTTTTGTGTGTTATACCTTTTTCACCCTCTTTTCCATAACCTTGACCTTTCCATATTAATCCTAATTTCTCAGCTTCTTTCTTACTTTTATCATTTAAAGGTGTTTTCTCTCCTTTTGGTTTTGATTTTACTTTTGGGTCGAATGGTATTTCTTGTTGTTGTTCATTAATTAAATTCTGAATAACTTGGTAAATCACATTATTGGGTAAATTCAATTCTTCCATTGACTCACGAAGTTGTTGAATGTGTTCTGTATTTTTTGGATTAGGCATTCCATCGTGAACACGATATGCCCATTCTACTAATATATCTTCAATGATTTCTGAAATATGTGTCATTTATAACCTTTCCGTAATGTCTTGCATTTCACCATAGTTTAAACCCATTTTTGATTTGGTGTAAAAATAGGATTCTGTATCACCTGGCACATCGGTTTTAACTTCTAATATTCTTTTGATTTCTTTCAAAGTTTCAACTCCATCTTGTTTAGAAAAATCAAATAAGAAACTATCATATCCGTATAAAACCAATTTAGTCTTCTTATTTAATAAATAGTCTTGAATTAATAAAATCTTCTTAACATTCAATTCTGTTTCAATTGCTTGAATTAAATAATTAAATAATTTATTCTTATTCAAATCATCATAATTTTCTAATAGTATTATCCTCCTATAAATATCAGTTAAAATGTATTTATTTTGATTTATTTCATTCCATTTGTTATTTATAAATTTATGTGTTAAATCAAAGAATGGAACTTTTTCTCTTGTTTTTTTATCAATTCCACCATATAATAATTGGAAACTTCGTTGTTTTGATTCCTCATATGAACATTCATAGTGTTTAGCCAAATGTTCGTGAACTGAATCTTTACCAAAATCATATTTAACCAATTGTGAAATTATTCTTAAATGATATGCATCATAATCCATTTCAACCAAATAATCATTTTCAGCAACTATAGCCTTTCTTTTCTCAGGTGGTAGAGCTGCAAAGTTAACAGAACCAAATGAATTACTTGGACGACCTGTTGTTGTCCATAGATTATAATTTGAATATAGTTTTCCATTAGATATATGTTTTCTTACTCGTTCATCAAATATATCACATACATCATTAGATACCTTTACACCATTTTTTTCAACACTCCAAAAGGCTTCTGTGAAATCATTCATATAATAATCAAGGGGATGTCCAGCTTCATAAGGTATGTTGATTTTATCAAAAACATCACTACAATACTCATTGTGTTTCGATAATGGTATGATTTCATTAAGTTTTTTTACATTGTAAAACTTATTACTCAAGAAATCTATTGCATTATTACGAATGTTGTTCTCAAATGGTTTGCTTGTATTTAACCAATGTAAATAGTTCATATCCACAACAGTATCAAATTTATAAAAATGATTCAATAGTTTTTTATCAGGTGTTAAAATTGTATAGTCATTTAACCAATAGTAATCCTCCGTCATTTTATCTGAATCAGGATGTTGTTCTATGATAAACATTGGTTCTTTTTTAGATATTTCCTTACACCATAGGGCTGATAATCCATTATCTTTGTGTAATGGATGTAAGAATGGTTCTTTAAATATAGGTATAATACAATACATGGTATTACAATATATAACATTTTATTTAAAAAAACAAGCTTTTTTTATATTGGTTCGAATATATTTGTAGTTGAACTAGACCCAATATTAAAAGTCGATCCAACATTATAGTTTCTTAACACGAAATTAGCTTGTTGTAGACTCCCATCGTTTGGATCCCAAGTCTGAACATTAAAGTTGTCAAAGAAATTAAATATTTTTTGATAGTTTGGATGTTTTTTATCAAAGAACATAAACCTACCATCAAGATAAATCATTCTAAATTCATGATTGGATTGTGTTATATCTATAGGAACTGGATAGAAAACAAATCTAAAACCTAAAAAGTTAGCCCCTGGCCCACCAGTTGTTCCACTAGATACTGCTGCAAACGGAGCTGCTAGCACATCTCCATCTTCATACTTTTCCCAACCATTTTCAGTAGGCCCATACTCATAATCCTTAGTAGAAGTTAACACATTTAAATCACTACCAATAATTGGAGTCCAAAGTGTAGGAACATTATTTTTTTGGTATGGCTGGTTAGTCACTAACCCTATACCACCATCACCTGATACAATATTGGGATGGGCTTTATCCCACCACCACCAATCATTGGCATCAAGTGTTGCTATAAAATTATCCATATTTGTTGTTTTGAAATCTAATATGAAATCAAATGGTGATGTTGATGGTGATGATACTCTTATATCAGTCATATGTTGATTTAATAGTTTAAGCCATTCTGGTGCACCACTTTTAAACAATGGCAATTTTTTTAAAGCTCCAGCAGATAATCTCACACGATTTAAACCCCTACCTTTTATACTTGTTTGTTTTGCATTTGGTAAAAGTCGATATTGTGTTTCTAATGTTGTATACCATCCCGTTGAATCAATGTCTTGTTTAACTTTTGTTGTTTGTAAAAATGTATGATTGAAATGTTTTTGAGGCAAATAATCTACTTTAAACGTATCACCTGGAACAATTGATGCTATTCCATAAAGTTTTAAACTTAAAGTATATGGTAATAAATTCGGCCTATCAGTTTCAACCACATTACCTCTAATTTTTTGAGTGAAGTATTCTGAAAATGTTGGCGTTACAACAAAACCCAAAGTTTTTAGTCTATCATCATTTACTTTTATTATTTCTTCAAATGTAAGTTCTTTTTTAGTCCCTCCAGTAGTGGTAGTTGTCCCACCACCAGTTGATGTTGGGTCACTGCCTGTTACCGTTAAAGGTGCGCTTAATCTATTGTTAGTTACCACTCCTTTTATATTAAATGTATCTGAACTAAGTATGTCTTCCATTGTTTCATACACATTAAAATTATCAGAATCTCCAGCTTGATTTTGTAATTTTTCAATTCTATACTTACCATTATCAGGCTCGTATATTATCATATTTGAGTCTGTATCCAATGATGTTAAACCCATTACATCATCAATTTCGTCAGAAATTGAAATCACAGACGTGTCATGACTCATCCCTTGAATTGCGTACATAGAACCAATTGAACCTTGTGGTAAATTAAATTCTAAATTATAATCAACCACAATTGATTTTGGATTCATTATTTTAAAAGTAAATAATGGATTATCCGCTGGATCGATAACATTAAATCCTTTAGTTGGGTCTGTCGTACCCACTTTTTTTTGTATTTCTTCTATAATTGATAAATAATATAAATCAACTATTTTGAACTGAGAATCTGTATTTCCTGTAACCATTTTCCATTGAAACACTCCATCACAAGCTTCATTCAATGTTTTCAAAATAGAATTTATGACTTTCATAACAGAATTGTTTTGTCTAAATGCTTCCATAAGCACGTCTACATTTATAAAAACTTCTCTCAATGGTATTCTTTTTAAATTTTTATCCTCTTGCACCAATTCACTTTCCTCAAACAAATCACCAATGTCACCATTTTCAAGATCAGCTCTATATCTTTCATTATAATCCAATTTAGGATATTTATCTTGTTGATAATTATATGAACCTCCACCAGCGGTCATGTCTATATCTGGATCTGCAATACTCCACCATTCAGGATATAAAATTTTAGGAGGTTCTTCTGTGATAGATAATAAAACTCTTTGTTTTTCTAATAAATCATTAGAAAATGTTGTAAATGTAGTTGAGGAATCCATTCTTACTTGAAAATCTTTTTTATTATTTATATCTGATAAATTTTTTCCATGTCCAAATTCACTATTCATAATTAAATCTTCAAACAATCCCCAACTCATATAAACATTTTCAGCATTTAAATTATCTACAAATATTCCAGTTCTAATGGAATTACCCACTGGAGCTGGTCCAGTTGTTGATAACTGCATTTGAGCAAATTTTCTTAAATTACTTTGATAAGCTGCGATTGTATCGGGTGAAGAATTATGGTTTGGGAATGATAATAATTCTTTTAAATCATTATCCAATGGGCCTGCAGAACCAAAACTTTTCCAAAATCCAACAGGACCACCTGTAGTATCCTCTTGTTTAGTTGGATCTTCACAATCTTGTTGATTTCTGTGAATCCTAAACGGCCCGCTCCCATAGGCTATCATTTCATCAGGATCAAATACAGTATATTTACCATTTACCATCACTGTATTTGGATGGGTACATTGTGCAGGTTGTTGTATGACATCTCCTGCATCATCAATTGTTGGATAGAGTCCGGCCAACAATATACCATCTCTTAAAATTGAATGTATTCGGGCATTTGTTATTTTATCAGTTTTAAAATTAACCAATGCACTATTGGCTGATGTTAAAGTAACTGAACACTCCACACTACCATTCATTAATATTTTAGAACTATAATCCGTTACGATACCTTGTAATACTTCTAAGTCACCTTGTTCTATTGTAACAATACCATTGTTTTCATCATATAATTTTGATTGTACATCAAATAATTGGGTTTCGTTTTTTATAACTCCTCCAGGAACTGGTTCAAGACCATCTGTCTCAATGGTTTCACCTATTAATTCTTCAGGACGATATAATTTTTTAATACTACTCCAACCAAAATCAACAAATATAGTCGCGCCTGGTTTTAAAAAATATTTATTAAAAATTCTATCATAATCATAAAAATTATGAACTGTAAAACTTATAGTAGTTTTTTTTATTACACCTAATGAACCCTGTGTTTCTGATGTCACGGATGTAATGCCGGCCAATGGTTTTAAAAGAGGATTTTTTTCACTTTGTGCAGGAAATAAATTAAATCCTGGATTGGAGCCTGGCTCAAAAGCTGCTATTTCTTTAGCATCAGCAATCGCTCCCACAGGTATTGCTCCTCCTGAAAATCTACCTGTAAATGGTGAATTCGTTTGTCTTGTTTCACTATATTCTATCTCACCATAATTTTCTAAATAATTATGGTCTCCAACAACGTATATTTCTCTAGCGTAATCCATTTGGTCTCTATCCAGATTATATACAATATAGAACCTGTCTTTTCCATCTCTTGTGTTATTTTTTAAAACACCATCATCATCGACAACTTGTCCTGCCAGTTTGACTAATCTTGGATCACCAATTAAATGATTAGAAGAGTTATATTTATATTGACCTTTTTTATTTTGTGGTAATTGTTTTATTTTTGATAAAAATTCACTAGCTAATTCTAAATCCACTTCACCATTATTTTGGATACCTAATCTACTTAATTCGTCTGTAGTAATTTCTAATGAATCAAAAGAACCACCTGTTTGTGTATCAAACATTACCGCTGGATCGATTAATCTTAAACCAGTCCACATACGAACAAATGGTGTTCTGGAATGTATGTCGGCTTGAGCCGCTCCATTTGAATTGGGAAATACAGCTTGAATAGATGAGTTAACGCCTATTGAGGTTCGTTCTGCTAAAATTTGTCTATCTTCAAGCTTTTCTTGTACTTTTCTTGGTATAGGGGCACCAAATATTCTTTCATTTATCATTTTTTAAAACCCTTGAGTGTTTTGTACAGTGGCTGGTATTCTCAATGATGTTCCTGCTGATATATTGTTTGTGGTTAAGTTATTTACTCTAGCTATGAACCACCAAAGTGTTGAATCACCATAAAATCTAAATGCTAAATTATCACACCTATCACCTTCTTGTGCGATAAAATAAACATCTGAATTAGATTCAGGAACTCTTGCATAAATGGTAGTTGCATAGTATGATTTTTTATTTTTTATACCTTTGAATGTATTTCCATATCTACTCATTTTAAAACTCTCCTGATTGTCTTATACCATAAAATCTTGTGTTTTTTCTTGGAACTGCTGAATGAATTACTTGGTATCCAATCGTAGCCATCATATGTTTTGGAACTCTTTTTCCAACTTTGGTTTCATAAGGGGATGATTGTTCAACGGTATAAGATATTGATTTAATGTATCCCAATTGTTCTTGATTTGTTTTACCATACAAGTCACCATATCTTAATTTCATCAATGGTGGTTTCATTCTTATTCCATAAATATCATCTACATATTCAGGATAACATAATGATGTTAAGTGATTCATTTTTTCATATATTTTATCCAACTCATCTTCAGTTTGAGATACTAATTTTAAAGTAAAGTTTATTTCTCTTTCGGCTCTTTCATATGTATAAACGGGCTCACTTCTTCCTATGTAATTCGTTGCAGCATAAGATGGTGAAACATTTTCTGTCATTCCTTCAATGTATGCCCTAAAAAATACATAACTATTATCTCTTAAATCTTTGAAGTAAAATGGCATTCCATGTTTTTCTTTTGCAGGACTTGGTATTGTCTTACCTACTCCAAGAGCAGCTGCAGCTAGTCCACCTGCCAAACCAGCTAGTCCACCCCCACTCGTAATGGTTGAACCTACAACTGATATTTCATCACCCTTGTGTGTAGGTTGTAAAGTTACTTCATCACCTTTATAAGGTTTTCGAAGTGGAATAAGTGCACTTAATCCAGGAATATTGGTTGCAATATCTCTTCCAGCCTCCTTTATAGCATTTCCAATAAAACTCCCTATACCACCTGGTGTTCCTGCAGTGAATGTATCATTGATTGAAAAACCAGTAAATGATAAACCAATGGGAATAGCACCCAAAAGACCCTCCGTTGCAGCACTAGTGTTATCCACACCATATTCCCTCGTCAAACCAGGTAGAAAATCAGTTAAAGGTAAATCCAAACCACCTTTTCTAATTTTAATATTTGGAACACCTTCACCAAGTCCTCTAGCTCCAGCCGCTATCAAAGTTTGAAATGGATTTAATGTTGAATTAAATCTTTGTGGTACTCTGTATAAATTATTCCCTCTTCTTATGACACTTGATGGAATTAATGTATATGCATTTTGTCTAATTAAAAATTGTATTCCTTCAGGTGATTGTAAAAACTTTGATATTCTATCCACATCAGTTGCAGCTCTTTCAATTGGTAAAAATCTTCCACCTCTGTTTTTAGCTCTACCACCACCTATTTCACTAATAATATAAGGTTCTCCCCCAATTGGTAAATCGGTTACATTTTCTATTGCACCACCAAGACTTGATACTTTTAACTTTTTCTCAGTAGATGTTCTTGATTCACCCCCAAACCCAGACCTTTCACCATATATTCTACTATTAAAACCAATGTTTAAATTATCTCTATTTACATTTGGGCCATAACTGATAGCACTTAATCCACCAGCTTCCCAACTTGGATTATCTTTTGGTGAATGGTTTGCATTGTATAATGTTTCCCAACTTAAATTTTTATCGCTATTTTCACCATTGTAAAATTGAACACCTAATTGACTTAATGGTGTAAATGGAGTATCATTATTTCCAGCTGCTGTTGAGAAATCAGTTATTCCATTTTGCAAACTTGGAACATTAGCTTGAAATCCACCCTCTCCATATTGTAAAGTACCCATTGTTCTATTAGTATTAAAATATAATGTTCTTTCTTTTGGTGTTGTTGATCTTGGGTCGAATAATTCAGTCATAAAATTTGGATTTTCAAATGGTGGTTGCTCTGGTGAGACGAATAAACTTGTATTAGTGAAATCTTGACTGAATTGAATAGGTTCATAAACTCTACCTCTTAATAAAGAGTCTAATATTGGTTCATTTATCCCTACATCAATTCCAAATGATTGTGGAATGGATTGATTTTCATTATAATCTAAATTTGTGTTTGGGTAGGCGACTTGATTAGATTTATATTCATCTATATTATTATCCAAATCATTTTGAAATATACTTTTTAAATTTTCTAAACCCATTATCTCTCTCTCTACGCCATATCCACTAAATTGGAAGCCACATTATTTCCAATTCTACCTATTGCTTCAGTTTGTCTTTTACTTTCTTCAACTAATCTTCTATTTTCAGCAACCACACCTGCCATAGCGTCTCTCATCATTCCACCTAATTTATGAAGTGGAACTACGGCCTCCGCACCGGCCTCACCAATTGTAGCATTGTTGATTTCTCTTGTCACTATACCACCCTCTTGTAATGCTACATTTTTTGCACTTGAAACTTTAGTCATCATAGATGCAATGGCACCAACCGCCAATGGTATACCAACTCCAAATGGTATCATAGAAAATGATTTAAATATCAAACCAATCGCAGCAACTATACTTGAAGTAGCTAATGCAGCAAGTCCTCCAGCTAATCCTCTTACTAAATTGGGTGACTCAGCCAAATATCCTGTAAACGACGCAATACCACTAACAACACTGGATACAAATGGCCCTATGGTATTTGCAAATTGAGCTCCAATAGAAGCAAAGTCATTTTTTATTTGTGTTATATTATCCAATGCATTTCTACCAAGTATATCCTCAAATCCTCCTTGTTTAGATATATCACCATTTATTGAATTAATTTTTTCTTGATTGTTAATAATTTTAGCTAATTGTTCTTCTTCCATAAACAATGCTTTAGCCAAAGCTTCTTTTTGTAAAACATTCATTTTTTCAAAGTCAGCTTGACTACCAACTTGTTTTGTTATTTCAACAGCTAAAGCCTCTGTATCACCCGCTAAAGCGAGTTCTCGTGCTTTTTGTAAATTAACATCTCTTCCAAGCAATATAGAAGCTTCTATTTCTAAATTTAAACTTTCTTGGAAATTTAATAAACTTCTTGCAGTACCTGTTATATCTTTTAAACTTAATCCTAATTTATTTGCTTGAATTGCTGCTTTGAATAGAGCCTCAGGAGTTTCACCAATGAATTTAGCAATTTCTTTAGAAGAACTTGCTATATCTTTTAAAACTGCATTTGGAGCAGCTCCTTCAGCTTCAGCCAATAAAGCAGTTTGTTTTGCAAATTGATTTGAAATTTGAAATGATAAACCCGCTACCTCTGTTAAAGTACCAATTAATTTTGTTCCCTCTTGAGTGGTTATACCTAATGCTTTTGAAGTGTCGAGTATTGTATTGGTTAATCGAAGTGCTTCATCTCTACCAACACCAAAATCAGTTGTTAATTCTTTTACTACGGTAGCTACTTCCTTCACACCAAAACCAAGTTTTTTAGCCTGACCAGTAACGGCCAATATATCGGATTTGAATTGTTGATTCATCATTCCAATTGCACCAAATTCATCACCAACTAAACCAATTCTTTTTTGAAATTCTTTTAATACAGATTGAGTTATTTTAAGTGTTAAAAGAGTTAATGCTACAAAACGAAACACTCCACCTTTCAATATCATAGAAGCTTCTTTGTAATATGGTATTTGGTTTTTTGCAGCTTCTCCTACTTGTTTGGTTAAGTCTCCAAGTTTTTCCATTCCAGTTCGTTGTTTATGAATTTCCTCAGCCCCTTTAAAAACTTTTTTAAAATGTCTGTCAGCTTCTTTAGTTAAATTAGTTTGTGAATCTACCTGTTTTTTTAAGTTATCAAGTGCTTCTTTATCTTTGGTTGATTTTGATTTTGCATATTTTAAACCTGCTTTATTAACTTGAACCATTAAGTCGGCTTCTTTTTTACTTTGCTTACTATACTTTAAACTTGTTTGGAGTACTTCTCCGTGTTTTTGTATAGTATTAAGCATATTACCAGCGGAATCCGTAGCCCCATCAATAAACTCTTTGTTTTCTTTAAGTAATGAATTTAGTTCTTGAACTGCGGTTAAATCTTTTACAAATTCTCTATCAGCCACTAAAATCTCCTTTTAGATATTTTTTAGGTATTCTTGATGGTCCTATGTCTTTTCCATATTTCTTTTTAAACCATTTTCTATAATCTTGATAAATTTTTTCACTTTTTTGATAAGATTTTTGTAAATCTTTTTCTACTTTTGTTATCTCTGCTTTTTTATCTTTTAAATATGTGTCTAGCATTGACAATCTCATACTTTTAGGCATGATTGCTTTGATTAATTTTTCAATAAAACCCTCTTTGATTATATTTTTGGTATCCATATATGAATTTTTCTTTGACACAATACTCTCCTATTTAGATGTATCTATTCATATATAAATATCAAAATTGTGAAAAATTATCTTTTAAATCTTGGATTGATTGCAGGTTTGGATACTTTTGATTTTTGATTAGCTTTTTTTATCTCATCGTTTTCTTTTTTACGAGTGTCTGCTAATTTATTGTAATAAAAATTTCTTAAATATACTGGCATGTCATAAACATCAGAGTGTGTGAATCCAACACCATAATACATTAATTCAAATATTTGATTGTGAAGGTTAGGTTTATCCTTCGGCGTCAGGCCAAAAAAACCCAACGGCCATTGGTATATCTACCTTGACCGTGTCACCTCCTATTTCTATTTCTTGTGATAATTGAATATCTGGCGTTACATTTTTCATTTCTTTTCTTAAATGCATTGAATCTCTAGCTAACATGTTTTGAGCCAAATCATTTATTACAGATTGAGAGTTATCACCATCAACGGAAGTAATTAAATATCTTAATCTTGTGGTTAATTCAGGAGATACACCAACACCAACTTTTTTAGAAGCTTTTAGTTCTTTTTGAATCGCAGTTTCATCTCTACCAGTTAATAATTTAAAAGTTATCTTTTTCTTTGATATTGGTAAAATGGTTTCAAATTTATTTTCTGTGATGTCTTCAGGTAAATTTTTAAATGGACACTCTGCTAAATTAAATGTATGAGTGATTATTTCATCTGTGTTAGGATTCGTTACATCACATACATATTCAGGCCCATAAGCTAATATTCTAGCTGCAACCATCACAGCATTTTTATCACCTAATATTAAATCATCACCTTTAACATTTTCTGTGATAATTAATGAATCTATTAATGTATCAATCACAACACCCTTTTTGATAAGATTTTGTGATGTTAATATATCTTCTTCTTTAGCTGTCATGTATTTAATTTCTATTTTTCCATTAGAACAAGGATGTTCTTTTGGATATAACCTACCCCCACTCGGTAAATCAATTATTTCACTTGGGAATTTATTTTCTGCCATTTTATACCTCCAATGCGCGTCTAAACCAACCTAGCCAAAATTTCTCTTGATTTGGTTTATTTATAACTATGTTTGCGAATCTTAAAACTCTATATGCTCTTACTCTATCTAATGATATTTTTTGTATAGCATTTAATGTAGCTGGTCCTAAACCACCATCTACTTCAATTTTATTTCTGTTTTTAGAATTAGCAGCTTGTTGTAAAACCTTGACAGCACCTCTTCTACCAAAATTAACACACATATCAAAATAAATATGTCTCAATTGTGGGGGAAGTTCATCACACTTACCTCGTCTCCAATAGTCTGTATGATATATTTTCTTAGCTTGTTCTTTGGTAAGATTTTTAATGTCCACATCAGGATACCATCTTTTAGCGATTCCATATTTGGTTTCACCACCAGCATCATCTGGATCATTTACATAACCACCTTCGTGTTCTAAAACTATGTCTATTATTTCTTCAAATGTTGTTTTCATTTTAACATCTCCATATATAAATATATATAAAATAAAAAAACCCTTGATTTTTATTCAAGGGTTTTTCATATATTAGTTTAAGTATTTATTAGAATTTAAGAACTGCGTAATCATATCTTAATGTTAGACTAATTTCAACTGGGTCTGATGAATCAAATGCTAAGTCACCAAAATTAGCTGATTGAATGTACGCACCTTTTAGTTCCCATTCTTCAACCACAGCTCCAACTGGGTCTAAAAGGTTAAATGTTACATTTTTCTTATAAAAATCAGCATATCCATCTCTACCAGTTACTGATTCGTGGTGTAATCTAATCCACTCAATCACTTGCTGAGCAGCCGATGGAACAACTGGGTCATATAAAGTAATTTCTAAAGGTTGCCACCTTGACTTACCTTTAACATATCTTGTCACGTTCATATGTTCTAAAATCACTTCGTCTGATTCTAATGATGGTCTATTCATTGACTTAATTAAGTAAGCATTGATACCATCGATTTGCATAATAAATCTATTTTTGAGCTTTGGCTCAAAGGGGGTAAACATAATATCTTGTGGTTCTAATAATTCTGGCATTTTTTTTCTCCTAAATACTTAAACCTTTACTTTCATATATAAATATCAATAAATATAAAAAAAAGGGACTTATATTTCTATAAATCCCTTTTTCTTTTAGTTATTTTGACTAACTATTACTCTGGAAAAGAAGCACCAGTAGGTTGTATTGTAAAGTCTAATACAATAAACTCAGCAGTTCTTGTAGGTTGTAAGAATAATTGTCCGACTA